TCTTCCGATCTCACCTGTCGCGTTGCTGGATTCGGCATGCAGGCTGGGCACGCCTGCACTTGGATGTCCGGGTCTCGCGCGCGGCATATCCCCCCGTCCATGGTTGGCCCCACGCTCTTTCGCGCCGATCCGCGATCTGTCGATGCTGGCGCCATGGCGACAGTCTGGGCCTTGCGCCGCGCCGCCGTCAAGTGAGCCGCCCGTTCGTTCAAAAATTTTCGTTCAGAAAATTCGTTCGCCAGCCGTAACCAATCCGCTTCTGCGGCATTGTATAGGGATGCCCTGGTGCCGCTGCGGCAGCCAAGGCCGGAACCCCTTGACTCTGAACCGGTTCCTCCCGACCGCCTCCCGCCACCCGCGCAACCACCCGCCAGGCGACTCGGCATTCTCCCACGCCACCGCGCCTCACAAGTAGCTGATCTCCACCGGCACGTAGAAGCTGGCGAGGTAGTCGAACGCCTGCGCGTACCTGTAATGATCCAGCGCCCCGGTCTGCGACCACTGGTAGCGCAGTTGCCCGGTGGTAAGATCGCGTTCGCGCTTGGGGGCTTTCATCTGGGCGTAGAACTCGCCGTCGTCGATCTCGGCGGCGCCCGGCATCAGCCACCACCGGCCCGACGCGAGGTCGTCGTGGGCGATGTCGGGACGAAGGCTTGGGCCCGCGCGTTAGGATCCCAGGCTATTCTTGGAGGATGCGAAACTCCTCCTCAATCTGGCGGAGAAAGGCATTGAAGGCATCGTAGATCTGCTGTGTTTCTGGAGTCGGCTCGGGCTCCCCTCGCCCCAGACACACTCGAACTACGGCCTTACGCTGCGATGCCTCGTCCACGACTGTGCTCGGATTCTGGGTCTCAAGCATCATGATCAGCGTCCGGAAGACGCTGTGAATGTCCCTTACTTGGCATGCGAGCGCCTTGCCCAGGCGCTGCACGCTCGTATGATCGTCCCAGCCCCCTCTGGCCTCCACTAGAGTTTGAAGCAGCACATCATTGCTGTGTGAGATGCGCTCGGCACCTTGCCTAAGCACGGATGCCGACTTCTCCTTCTGTTCGTTTGGCCACTCGATCACATCTTCAGGTCGCATGTGCTGCAGAATGCGGCCGCGTGCGTCATGAACTTGTGCAACGACACAGAACGCTTCGCGAGAAAGATGCCGAAGCACTTCCAAGCGGTAGCCCGCTCGGCTCTGGGCCTTCCAGGCAGAAAGCCCCCTCCATGCAACCCAAATGAGACCTGCCGTGAGCGCTGCCTGCAGCAGAATGCCCACGGTTTGAAGGTCGGTATTGGTCACGTGCCTACTCCTCGACGCTCGGAAGCCCCGATCTGCAGACGCCCAGCCATTCTTCAAGCGGCCGCGTACCTCTGTGCGAGCCTAATCGTCCTCCCCCCGATGCCCCGTCGCCTCCTCGTCCACCCAGTCCTCCTCCTCCCACGTCATCCCCTTCCTACCCGGGACCTTGCGGGTGGCACCGGCCTTGTAGAGGCGGCAACTCTTCGGCCCGTAGCAGAAGGTCTCGAACCGCCAGCGCGTGATGTGGGGCTTCCACTGGTCGATGATCATCTCGACCGCCATCCGGCAGCCCCAGATGCAGGTCGAACAGGCGCCCTCGTAGGTGCGGGGATCGAGGCGGCGATGGCCGCGGGTCCTATAGGTGGGAAGATCCGGGGGGACGCAGTGCCAAGGGGGCGGGGCCGCGGAGGTCTCGGGCGCGCGCGCCGTCACGCGCAGCCCACTGGCCTTGTAGTAGTCGGTGGACTCGGTCTCTGGATCGGCGACGGGCTGGGCGACGCCCTCGACCTCGTCCCCTACTCGGAACCCGTGCTTGGCCTGCGCCGCCGGGCCGATCCCCACCGTGAAGGTGGCCGCGTTTCCGTCGACCTGGCCCTCGATCCTCAGCGTGTACCCCTGGTAGCTATGCTGGCGCTGGTCGAAGGAGCGCAGGAGGCGGATGCGGGGCTGAACGGACGCGATCCGCCCTGACCACCCGGCCTTCACGGAGCCGCGGGCTGTCATGTCGCTCCGTTACCTCCGCAACGTCTGCAGCGGAATCCACTCCCCGTCCGTGTTGCGATAGTGCCAGAACCGCCAGCCGTTGTATCGGCGCCCAATGGCGGAGAGGATCGCGGCCTGAGGAGAAGTGAATAGCTCATTGCCGTACTTGATGGTGCCGTCCTTGCGCAGAGTTGCGCGGTATTCGTAACCCTTGTGCCAGCCGCGAAGTTCACGCCGCCGTTCCAGCAGCCCCTGCAATGCTCGTATGCCCTCACGCCGCGCCTGCTGCCGCTGCCGCCGCTGCGCTAGCTTACCTCCCATTAGAAGAGCCCGCCGATTGGCGTCCTCCTCGCCCATTAGGCGGTTGAGTTCGCCCCGGAGGTCCTTGGACTTGGCGAAGCGACCGCCGGTGCGGTTGCCCTCGGGAGCGGCGATCCTCAGGATCAGCGACTCCAGCTCCCTCATGTGATCGTCCCGCACGGTCAGGTAGACGCTAAACCGATCCCAGCGGCCGCGAAGCCGGTCTCGCAGGTGTTGTTGTAGACGTGCCGAGAGATTGCTCGCCAGCCCAGCGTAGTAGAGACGGTCCTTCTTGTAGAGGGCATAGACGCCCCATCGCCCTCGGATCTGGCGTTGCAGGACTCTCGGGTAGCGGTCCATGACTTCCCAGGACACTCGTTCTAGATGGGCGAGGACAAGCTGCTTCTTGGGCGGCATCGGCGACCCTCCACAGTAGCGACCTACGGGGACCCCTCCATAGAATCTCGCCTGGGCGACGAGCTACTGATCGCGCCAAGGCTACGGCTCATGCGATCGCGGTGTCAACGACCTGTGGCCTCCAACCGTAACGCGAAGGTCTTGACGCCGTCATTCCCCGGGCCTGAAAGTCCTGCGCATGCGGATCCTCGTCTGGAACATCTGCTGCGGCGGTGGGAGGCGAGTCGAGGCCATTGCCGCGGCCGCCGCCAGGTATGCGCCCGACCTGGCGGTACTGACCGAATTTCGCGACGGGAAGACCGGTTCCCAGCTGCGGGCAGCATTGGCTGGGCAGGGCCTTGGGCATCAGCTTGCCACGAATAGCCCGCCGCGCCGAAACGGCATCCTCGTCGCGGCTGGGTTTCCGGTCGAGGTGGAGAGCGCCCTGCAATCACCGTGGGACGAGGCGGGACGCATCCTGCCCGTACGAGCTGGCGGCCTGAGCATCGTCGCCTGCTACTTCCCGCAGCGTCACGAGAAGAACGCCGTGTACGACTACCTGGAGTCGATCTCAGCGTCGCTTCTTGGACAACCCTGCCTGCTGCTGGGCGACTTCAACACAGGGCTCCACCGAATGGACGAGGACCGTGCAACGTTTATCGCCGAGGATCGCTTTCGGGGACTGCTTGATCTGGGCTGGACTGACGCCTGGCGCACGCTTCATCCATCGGCCCGGGAGTACTCGTGGTATAGCCGCGCGGGCCGGGGCTTTCGGATCGATCACGTGCTGGCGTCCCCCTCCGCCATAGCTCATGGCGTCGTGGCCCGGTACTCTCACCTCGAACGCGAACAGCGGGTCTCTGACCACTCTTCGCTTGTGATCGAGTACGGGTAGCCGGCGCAAGGGCTCCCCTGCGTCGATCGCCAGCGAAGTCACGGTGCGGCGCAGGACATGGTTCCTCCTCATAATCAGCCCCGCCGCCACCGATTCACCCAGTTGTCCCGCTGGCAGCATCGCCGCAGATGCTCCCGCTCGATGAAGTCCGCAGGCCGAAACGGCTTGAAGGGCTGCCCCGGGCCCGCAAAGGCCAGAATCGCTTGCAATTGCTGACTCGGCGAGCAACTAGTTAAAGGTGCCCGCGGCGAGGGGGCGGGTCTGGCAACTCGGCCGCACCGATCGCCCAGCAGCGGGACAAGTCACATCACCACGAGACACACGCCATGACATTCACCTACACCGACGATTGTCCGGCGACTGTCGCCTCGGCAATCAGACTTTCGGAGGCCCTGGAAGTTGTCCGGCGCGGCCGTGCATTCCTGGCCTGCCTTGACCGCCACGGAATCGAGGCCCACCCGGACACGACGAGAGCGTTCGGACGGTTTCTCGAGGGACTTTACGGCGCCGGCTTCGTCATGAGCGATTTCGATGGACTACTGTTCGACCGCGGCCCCATGCTGCTCATCTATGAGCCCGGCCTCGCCGATGCCTTGGGGCGAGCTGCGAACCTCACGACGATCCGAATGTTCACCCACACGCTTGCCCGCGCGCACCGTTCCGATTGTGGGGACGGCTATCCGTGCTTCGACCGGGCCTACCGGAGCGGCGGACTGCGGGCCCTGATCGAGCGACTGGAGCAGCATTGCGGGACGGCCCAAGAGATGCACCTCCCACAATTGCCTGCCGACTAGCCCGAGTTTACACATAGGGCGCAGGGCAAGTTGCCCTGAGGGGATGGGGCTGAACCCGGCTCAACTTCATCACGCCACCCATCGATCCCCGTCACATGCAAGTAGCGCGAGGTCACTAGCACCGAAGAGTGACCGAGGCGGTCCCGAAGGCGATGAAGAGGCTCGCCGGCGTCGATCGCCAGCGAGGCCGCGGCGGGGCGCAGGACATGGTTTCTCCTCACAATCAGCCCCGCCGCCACCGATTCACCCAGTTGTCCCGCTGGCAGCGTCGCCGCAGATGCTCCCGCTCGAAGGGGCTCGCTGGCTGAAGCGACTTGCTCGGCCGTTGCTGGTCCTCGGTGTCCTCGCCGGAGCCTGACGCCGCGGCCCTACGGGCTGCCGCCCTGCGCTCGAGCGCCGGCCAGACCGGATTGAGCAGGCACAGCGCCGCATGCGCCTGCACCCGACAGTCGAGCGCCTCGTTGCGCGCCCGCACCTTGATCCACTCCGCCTTCGGAAACCCTTTCACATGGCGGATGACCCGTTTCTCGGCGGTCAGCTGCTGGAAGTACTCGCTGTCGTAGCCGCGGCCAACCGGAAAGTGGCAGCACCCCGGCCCGGGCTCGCGATCCTTCAGGCGCGCGAACAGAATGCCCTTCGCTTCGTCGACGCCCACGGTGAACAGCTTCACGGGGCGGTGGGAGCGCCCCTGGCGTTTGGCCGCGGGTGCCGAGATGATCGGCCGCCCGGCGCCGGCGCGACCTACGGTGGCGAACACGCCGCGGGCCTGGCGGCGTTTCACGTAGCGGTAGACCGCCTCGGTGCGGTGCCCGGCCGAGTCGATGCAGGTGTAGGTGATTCGCAGCCGCGTCCCGTTGGCCCGCTGCCAGGTGGCGTTGAGCAGGTCGTCGAGCTGGCGCCAGACTGCCGGGCCGTCGGGATCGCCCCAGAGCACTCGGTAGCTGATCCCCCACGACTCCTCCCCCGTGCGCCAGCCGACGATCTCGATCTCGAGCCGGTCGTCCTGGACGTCGACCCCGGCGGTGAGCACGAGAACCGGCAGGGGGACTTCCGCGGGGTACTCCTCCCGGCGGGCCAAGAGGCTGTCCTCGTCGACCGTCTCGCCGGATTCTTCCCAGGTTTCGCCTAAGCAGGTGTTCACCCACGTCTTGAGCTTCTCGGGCCCCTCGTGCTTGGCGACCAGGAAGTCGCGCGCCATTTCGCCCCACGAGTACCAGCCCAGGGGGGAGTAGAGGGCGCTGAGGTGGTAGCCGGCGGTGACGCCATCCCCTTCCGCCTGGGCGATCCAGCGGCCGTGCTCGAGCATCGCGGTCTTGTGGTGCTCGGGGACGAGCTCCTGGCACGCTTCGCAGCGGTAGGCGGCCTGCTCGGGATGGTCCTTGGGCCACTCGATGTTGCGCCACAGCAGGGGCGCCATCGTCCCGCAGAAGGGGCAGGGGACGTGGTAGCGGCGCTGATCGCTGCGCTGAAAGGCCCGCTCGATCCGGGACAGCTCCTTCACCGTTGGGGTCGAGACGATGAAGACCTTGCGGTTGCGCCGGAACGTGGCCGTGCGCTTGAGAGCCAGTTCGACCGGATCACCCTCCCCGTCGACGTCGGCGTCGTAGCCGTCGACCTCATCCAGGAACAGGTTCCTCACCGGCATCGACCGCAGGCCAACCGCCGAGTTCGCCCCCGTGATGACCAGGATCCCCCCGGGGAACTCCTTCGCCAGGATCGTATTGCCGGAGTCCCGGCTGCGCGCGTCGCTGACCTTCTCCCGCAAGCGCGGACAGTCCTCGATCATCGCCGCGATGCGCTGCTTCGAAACCCGCTTGGCCATCTCGACCGTGGGCTGGACCATCATGATGGGCCCCGGAGAGCAGTCGATCAGAAATCCGAGCCAGTTGTTTCCCGCCTCGGTCCCGCCTAGCTGGCTGCCCTTCATCAGGACGACGATCTGCGTCGGATCGTTCGGGGACAGCTTGTCCATGATCTCCCGTAGGTAGGGAGTGCGCGAGGTGCGCCAGGGGCCGGGCTCGGCGGCAGCGCGCTGGGGGAGGACCCGGTGCTGGTCGGCCCATTCGCTCACGCGCAGGACGGGATCGGGCCGGATGCCGGCGCAGAACGCTTCGAGGTAGACGTCCTCAGGCTGTCTCATCGCCCAGAGCCTCCAGCGCGGTGCGCAGTTCGGCGGTCAGTCGCGCCTCCACTTTGATGGGGTCACTCTCGGCGGCCAGGATCGCGGCCAGCCGGCCAGGCACGGCGAGGACCGCGTCGCGCGTGTCGCGGGCCCGCCGGAACGCCTCCGCCTGCACGCGGGAGACATCGACGAGGATCTTCGACTTCTCCTCATAGGCGATCTTCGCCAGCCGGGCGGCGTAGGCCTCTCGGATCGCACGCGAGGTGGCGAACGACGGCGCGGCGCCCAGGGTCGGCGGCGCCGGCGACGGCTCGAGACGCTCGCGGACCGGTGCAGGCTGCGGACCGCCCCGGCCGGCGTCCGTGGACGCGGCCCACGCGGCGTCGGCCTGTTCGGGGTCGATCAGACCGCGCGCGTCGCGCTGGATGCGGCCCGCTTGGATCGCCTTGTGGACGGCCGAGGGCGTGCCGCCCTTGAGGCCCCGGGCCCGGCGGTGGCGGGCGTACTCCCGGATGCTCAGACCACTACTCATCGGTGGCGCCTCGCTGCTTGGCGACCTGGGCGAAGGTCAGCCCCTCGCCCTCGAGCGTCGCCTGCCCCCCCGCGAACTCCTGCCACCGGCGCACGATGACATCCACGTAGCGGGGATCGAGTTCCAGCAGGCGCGCGGCGCGCCCCGTCTCCTCGCACGCGATCATCGTCGTGCCGCTGCCCCCGAACGGGTCGAGGACCAGAGACCGCTGCTGGCTGGAGTTGAGGACCGCTCGGCGGACGAGCTCGACCGGCTTCATGGTCGGATGGAGGTCGTTGCGCGCGGGCTTGTGGATCTGCCACACGTCGCCTTGGTCGCGAGCTCCGCACCAGTAGCGCCGGCGCCCCTCTGGCCAGCCGTAGAGGATCGGCTCGTACTGGCGGTGGTAGTCGGAGCGCCCAAGGGTAAAGGTGTTCTTGGCCCAGATGACGAAGGTGGACCAGTGGCCGCCCGCCTCGACGAACACCTTCTGCAGTGTCGCCAGCTCGCTCGAGGACATGCAGATGTAGACGCCTCCGTCCGTAACCCGCAGCAGGTTGCCGACGGCCGCGGCCAGGAACGGAGCGAACGCGCTGCCCAGGTCGTCGTTCTGGATCGAACCCGCGGCCCCCTCGTAGGCGACGTTGTAGGGCGGGTCGGTGAAGACCATCGCCGCCCGCTTGCCGGCCAGTAGGTGGTCGAGGTCCTCGGCCTTGGTAGCATCCCCACACAGGACCACATGGTCGCCGCACAGCCACCGGTCCCCCGGGCGGCTGACCGCGACCTCGGGCGTGGGGGGCGCCTCGTCCTCACCCTCCTGCGCGCCGATCGTCAGGTCGTCGTCGAGCAGCGCGGCGAGCTCCTCGTCCGAGAACCCGATCACATCCAGGGGAAACTCCTCGCTGTTGAGGGCGGCGAGCTCCGCGGCGAGCAGCTCCTCGTCCCAGCCGGCGAGTTCGGCGAGCTTGTTGTCGGCGATGATGTACGCCCGGCGCTGCGCGTCGGTCAGGTAGTCGAGGACGATGACCGGCACCTCGACGAGCCCCAGCTGCCGCGCAGCCAAGAGGCGCCCGTGCCCGGCGATGATCCCGTCGCGGCTGTCGACCAACAGCGGCGAGGTGAAGCCGAACTCGGTGATGCTCTCGGCGATCCGGCGGACCTGCTCGGGCGTGTGGGTGCGCGGATTGCGCTCGTAGGGGATGAGCCGGTCGACGGGCCACATCTCGATCGCGCGGGCCATGCGGGACTCAAGATTCGGGGCGTTCACCGTTCACCTGCCGTTCACCTGGAAAGTGTCCAGTCGCTAGCGGTTTTCTGCGGCCGCGCCCACCCGCTGTGAATCGCCCAGGAAGGACCCGTGAAACCACTGGGAGGCAACGGCTTAGTGGTGCGCCCCTTGTGGGGGCAGGTCGAGGCCTGCTAGACTTCCTGTGGCGGAGGTGAAGTGCCAGTCCTCCAAACTTCATCCAGCCGCCTGCGTGGCCGGGGCAGGCTGCTCCACCATTGGGTTCGCTTCTCGCCCAACCTGCCCCGGCCCAACCTGCCCCCACGCCCGGCCGCGCCTCGCAACGATCCGCTTCGCACGCGGGCCGCCGCGCTACGGCACGGGCAGCTGCTCCCACACCCGCACCAGCAGCCAGGCCTCGAACACGACCAGCATGACGACGAGCACGACGCCGACTCGGGACCAGCGAATCCTGCGCATGGCACCTCTCCTGGTTGGGGGGAAACGGCTGCTTGCGAGCGGGCGCAGCGGGACGCGCGGCGGCTGTACGCGGCAGCACGGGCACGGGGGTGTGGCGCTGCGACGGGAGTCCGGTAGGGAGGAGTAGGGACGGCCCCCGCGGAGGTCGCGGGTGGTTGGGCATGTTTTCAACCGCGCCCCTATACGCGTACACGTGCATACGCGCGCGTATAAGGAATAGGAACAAACCTCCCGCAACCTCCCGCAAAGCCGGCAAGTCCCAGCGATGATGACCGTTGCGCTGCGGGTGGTTTGTTAACAACCTCCCGCAGACCACCCGCAACCTCCCGCAAGCCGGCTTCATCGGTCCTGCTCCGCATGGAGGAACAACGGCGTCTCGAGCGTGCGCAGCCGGTAAAGGCGCGCCTTGCTGTGGCCATCGCTGACGAATGTCACCTCGACATCGCCGAACCGGCGGTTGCGCAGCCCATTGAGGGCCTTGCCGAACTTCGCTCGGCGAGCGGGATCGGACGCTCCGGTGCGCGCGAAGGCGACCAGGTCTTCGCTGGTGGCCAGTTCCAGCAGCTCGCCGGCCCGCACGGCGTTGGTGCCATGCCGGCGCTGCCACGCCGCCACCAGCGCCCCCCACTCTCCGGAGTCTGCGTCGGCTGCGGCGTAGAACTCGTCGGCATCGGCCAGGAAGCCGGGCAGGTCCAGATGCGCCGCGATCCCGCCCAGCGTCCTCGACCAGCCTTCGAACGAACCCAGCGCCTGCGCCCCCTGCGGCGCCCCCACGGCGATCCAGCTGCGGATGATGGTCAGAGCCGCGCGCACCAGCGCCAGACGGTTGTCGCGGGTCCAGCCCCGGATGTCCGAGTGCTTGAACCCGGTGCGCGTCCAGGGCCGCTCCTGGGCGGGATTGAGCCGGATGCGCACACAGCGGCGGGCGATCTCGAGCGAGAGGTTCGGGTTGTTGCCCGACACGAGCCACACGGCCCGGTTGGGCGGGGTGATCATCTGCGTCTGCCCCAGGATCCGATCGTCCCACGCTTCGGTCGTGATGGCGGCGGCGACCTGTGCCGAGACCAGGCCGCCCTCGACGTTGTCGATCGCGATGACGGGGCGCCCCTGGACGAGCAGGGCGGTGATCTTCTTGCGCGTTTCGTTCTCGTCGCGAGTGAGCGTGGTCGCGCCGGCGGCTTTGCCCAGGGCGATGGTCGTGATCAGTTCGGCCAGCAGGCTCTTGCCCGATCCCGGCGTGGGGGCCTCGAGCAAGTGGATGGGGGTCGGCCCTTTGAACATGCGTCGGGCGAACGGCAGCAGAAGGGCGGCCACGGCATGGGCCCGGTCGCTGTCCGTCATGAACGGGAAGTCGACGAGCAGATCGTCCAGCAGCAGGCTGCGGGCTGCCGCAAGCTGCGCCGCCGCCGGCTGCAGGGGCACGTCGTAGTCTGAGGGGTCACCATCCAATTGCAGCCAGACACGGGCCTGGGGGTGATAGCCACGGGTGTTGAGCAGCCGCCAGTTCTCGTCGAAGGTGGGCGTCGTGAGGACGGCCTCGAGAAGCGGCAGATCGGGATGCGGGTTGGCGACCAAGTCGCCGGCGACTTCTGCGGGGGGCTTGTGGTCGGTCAGCCGATCGCCCTTCTGATAGACCCAGTTGGCGCAGCGGATCAGGGCGCCGTAGGCCCCGGTCCGGTCGAGCGCCTGGATCTCCATGCGGCCGTCCTCGGGCACGAGGCGCGCCAGCTTGCCGGCGAAGCTGAACAGGGTGGGTGGGTCGTTGCGAGCCAACAGCGCCCGCCAAGCATCCGCCACGATGTCGCGCTGCTGCCGACCGTTGGCGACGATGGCGGGCCACGCGTCCGTCGCTTCCCTATCGCAGACAAACGGCGGCGCCTGTGCGGCCAGCTGCTGCAACTCCCCCACGTCGTGCCCACAGGCAAACCAGTCGCTGACATCTCCCTTCACAGGCAGGCCGGGCAAGGTGACGATCTTGATCTCGGCCGCGATGCCGGCGAGGGACTGCGCCACCTGTTGGGCGTGGGCGCGACCGGGGGCGTCGTTGTCCGGAAGGACCACCACCCGCCGTCCGCGCAGGGCCTCACTATGGGAAGACCGCCACTTGCCAGCCCCGCCGGAGTTCGTCGTGGCGAGCAGGCCCGCGGCGTGGAGGGTGTCGGCGTCCTTCTCCCCCTCGACCACGAAGACTGTTTCTTCGGGTTTCGCTAGCAGGTCGGGCAGCCGGTACGGGACCAGGCGTACGCCCTTGACGCTCTTGACCCAACCGCCGCGGCTCTCGGGCCGTCGTTGCCAGAACTGCTTGCCCGGACCGCGCAGGACCTGGAACAGCAGGGCGCCGGCCTCGTCGCGGTAGTCGTAGGCGATCGGGGCCGCATCCTGTCGCTCGGCGACGGGCGGGGGCAGCCCCAGGTCCGCCCCCCACGACAGAAGAACGTCCTTGAACTCCCTACCGGAGCGCCGCATCTCGTAGTCGAACGCGTTGCCTTTGCCGCACCCGGTGAAACACTCCCACGCCCCGGTCTTGGGGTCGAAGCCGAACGAGGGCCGGTGGTCGTCGTGGAAGGGGCACAGGCCCAACAGGCAGCCGTTACCCGAGGGCTTGGCGTCCCTGATGTCCCGGTAGACCTTGGCGAAGTCAAGCCGGGCCTCGACCAGTGCCCGGTACTCAGCCCACATGTCATGGGGCGCGATCAAGGCGTCCCTCCCCGCGGTACTTCCAGTACATCTGCAACAGTTTCTGCGTCAGCGCGCGCCCATGCGACCGATCCCCCGCGAAGAGCACAGGGACCCGGTAGCGGACCGACCACGAGATGAGCGTGTTGATGGCCGCCCGGGGATCCATCTTCGAGTGGCGTGGCCGCTGCAGGAATCCCTGCAGGGTGTCCTCGACAACCACCGCGGCGTAGTCGTAGCGGGCGAGCCGCTCGAACTCCCGTCGGAAGCGGGCCCGCCCCTGCCCCAGGGAGCCGTACGCGTCGGCCTTGGACTTCCTCTCTACGGTGACCCGGTCCTCCAGGCCCACGATGGAGTAGTCCCCGGTCGGGAGCGTCTTCGTGACCGCCCCCGCGAACGCGTACGGCTCCTGCTCCCGCGTATCGATGGCCACCACGAACCCGTCCATCCCAAGCCCCTCTTCCCCTACGTAGACCTAGAACGGGCAGTCGCTCTCGGCCTCGACCACCTGGGCGTACCCGCCGAACGGGATCCGATTGCGCATCTTGGCCACGCCGGAGTCGTCCCGGTACTCCTCGACGAAGACTCCGACACGCGCCCGCTTGTCGAGCAGCAGCGGGGGCTCCAAATCCACGACGCCGCTGACGTCGAGACCGCACGAGGCGCAGATGAGCTTCACGCGGGGGAGCGCCTTGGGGCTGAAGACCAGGTTGTCGAACAGGAGCCTGCCGGCGTGCTCGCCGCTCTCGATCGTCCAGCGCAGCTTCCACATCTGGTCGCCGCTGCGGGTAATATCCGTCTCGATGTCGGAGAGGCGGCAGACGTACTCCCCCTCGGGCAACGGGGCGAAGTCGTTGACGCCGTCGATGTGCGAGAAATCGATCCGAGGCATGTCATCCTCCTACTGGACGTGAGGGGTGCTGGGCGCGGCCTTCGCAGTGGCCGCGGTGGTGAACTTGTCGAGGATCCGCTGAGCATTCTCCTGCGTGAGACCCGCCACGCAACTCGCCCCGTAGGCGGCCAGACGCGCGACGACCTGCTCTTCCTTCATACCGAAGACGCCGATGAAGTGACGGATTTGCGCGATCTGCTCGGGGGTGGCCAACGCCACGGGCTTGGCCTCGCGAGCGAGCGCCTCGCTGCCGAGGCTCTGTTCGATCAACTCGTAGCTGACCTCGAACCTCCCCCGCGGCAGCCGGTTGGTGCGATCCTTGATGTTCTCGGCCATGAACTGGCCGCCCTCGCCCCGGTACAGGTGAAGGATGCTGTCGAACAGGTAGGGCAGGCTCTTCTCGGCGTCGAAGCTCTCGCCAACCGCCCGCATGAAGCCGCTGTCCGAGTACTGGGTCTTCAGGCGCGCCGTCACCACGACGTTCAGGTCCAGGGCGATCAGCTTGCGCACGAACTCCTTGAACTCAGCCTTGAGCGTCACCCAGTCCCTGGGCTGCAGCTCGTAGAAGTCCCCGCGGTGACCCTTCCCCCCGCGGTTGCGCGTCAGGAAGATGCGGTTCCATTTCGCTTGCAGCGCCTCCCAGAAGATCGTGATCGGGTCGATGACCAGGGTGCGGTAGTCGTGGGGGTGGGTGAGCAACCAGTCGACCGCTGCGATCACCTCATCGGCGGTGCTGGTCTTGAGCACTGCGAAGTCGAAGGCGCCGCCGTAGAGGGCGCAGCCGTCCTCGAGGTCGATCACGACCGGGGAGGGGAAGCGCAGGGCGAGGGTGGTCTTCCCCACTCCGCTGTCTCCCCACAAAAACAGCTTTAAGCGGCGGTCCGTCTGGGTGGCCGGCTGAAAGGGGCTGCCGCCCCCCACGCCTTCACCCCCTATGCGATTCATGACATCGGCCATCACGCGCACACCTCCCTCGCCGTCCTCTCCACGGAGAAGGCCGGCTCGCCGATCGTGGTGGAGAGCAGCGCCGTGAAGATCCGGGCGATGGCGTTACCCACCTCGGTGGTCGCGTCCACAAAGGCCATGCGGTCCTTCGCGTCGCAGCGGAAGGCCGCGTCGAGTTGGATCCGGGAGCGGCCATGCAGGCCCTCCGCAGCCATGGTTGCCAGAAGAAGGGTATCCTCGACTTGACCCATGTCCGCCTCCGGCGTGAACGAGTAGCGGTACGACTCCTTGTCCATCTGGCGGGTCCTCCCTCGCTTGGAGGGCGCGGGGCCTCCTTGCCACCGCACCCCCACGTTTCTACTGACCTACTACCGCAAACGGACGCCAAGTGGCGGGTGTTAGTCGCAGTAATCTGCAAGACCGGCGTCATGGCACAGGGAGCGCAGCCGCTTGATCAGGTCCCGAAGGGTCGATCGCGGAATGCCGACAACGTTGGCGATGTTGCAGACGTCATGGTCGATCAGCAGCAGGCACAAGACGCGATGGTGGGGCGGGAGGCGTTCCACGACCTTGCGCACGTCCAGCGCCAGATCGCGACGCTCCTCCTCGGATCGGCGCACGCCGCGCGTCAGGCGCAGGTAGTGATCGGCACTGAGGGATTCGTGAAGCTCGACCGGGTCGCCGCTCTCGTCGAAGGACTCCCAGTTCAGGGACAGGGCGGGTTTTCCGCCCCCACGCTTGGCGGCGGTACGGGACTTCAGAATCGAGGCGATCCGGTTGCGGATCACGCGCGCGATGAAGGCCTGCCGGGTTCCCCGATCCGGGCGATAGCGTGGAAGCCGTCTGATGAGATCGACCCAGATGTCTTGCCGCAGGTCCTTCAAGTCCTCGTCGGTGATGCCGGCCATGCCGACCAGCCGGCGAGTCGAGTTGCGAATCCTGCGATCGGCGAAGGCAAACTCACGCAGCGCATCCATGCGGCGCCCCTTTCCGCCTTACGGCGCGAAAGAAGCCGCCCTCAGGAGGTTGGTCCGACGGCATGTCCCCCCGAGGAGGCCGCCCGCTTCGCGGGCAAACGGCGAACGATGGCGTCATATCGGACCGCCATCCCCTGGGGCTGCGCGCCTAGATTGTTATGAAGAAATGACTTACGCCGATTGGCGTCTGCGCAGATAGGACAGGCCTGGCGTTAGGCCAAGGCGTCGTACTCGGCCGGGGACTTGCGCCCATTCAAGGAGGCCAGCCGCAGCCAGATCCCCTTCGGCTTGGTTTGGAACGGACTCTCGCTGGGCAAGACCGCGGCGGGGATTTCGTGCTTCTGCAGCTTCTTCCCAATATCCGACAGCAGGGCGCGGAGCTTTCCTGCAAGCTGACCGATGTCATCACTCCCGTTTCGTGCTCGCACCACGGCGTCCTCGCCATACACCGCCTCCAGGGCTTGCTGGAAGGTCACGTGCTTGGGCCAGACATTACAAAGCATCGTCATCAGCCTAAGCTGATGCGTCAACCGACCCGATTGTTTTTCAAAGACCACCTTCCTCGTCGGACCACTCGCCAACTTCACCTGAAAGATGAGTGATCCGTCGGACCGCGCTCGATAATTCGCATGCGCACATTCTTCGGGATTCAATAGACGGCTGGCAGGCACCGGTTGCGCACGTGGCGGAAGCAGCAGGGAGGGATTGGCCTCCTTTAGAGCGTAGCGCAGCTTCCCGCTGAGCCCATTCAACCCGAGTTGTAGCGACGCCATTGAATCTGCAGTGAATACGCCCTGCCTGCGAAGCCGCATGATCTTCGATTCTCGCAACTCATGACAGATCGCTTCGGCTAGAGCACCCCGCCATACAGCCGACTCGAACAATTGGCGATCAAAACGGATCAGCGCCGGCGTCCCTACTGGGGGGTCAGACTTGATGATGGCAAGCGGGCGATCCGCAAGCGGAACATCGTGAATCAGAGCCCGATGACTGTACTGCCCGCGGAGGTAGTGATCCTCGGATCCCGCCTGACGGCACGCAGCGTCGTACTCCAGCGCTTCCTGTTCATCCCGCGCCGCGAGTTCCGGCGACCGCAGTTCCAGGTAGATGGGGTCCACGCTCCGGGGATTCCCGATCGGATACCACCAGAGGATACGCCCGCCCGCCGCGCCCAGTTCGTAAGTGAACTCTGACACAAAGCGATGCAGTTCGAGCGTGGGACTCGGGATCACCCACGCCAACAGAGCAATCGGGGCGCGAGACTCTGCCACCCTTCACGCTCCTCCAGGACTAGCCAGCGCTCTTCTTGACAGGGGCTGGCTTGACCTGCGCACCGGAAGTCGCCGGGACGACCTGGATGTCCGCAGAGGGCTTCGAGCTGCCCGCCGGCTTCAAACCACGCTGATCCGTGTACGGAGTGCGTGGGGAGCTTGAACGGCGATTCGTCGAGCCACGAGATGCCATCGGACTTCCTCCTTCAGGTACGTGTCGGGTGATGGCGACACCAAGGCCGCCACTGCCTCGCCTGAAACCCGCCGTCAGAGCCGAGCAGCGAGTTCGAACCGAAACCGAGGTCCTTCGGTTCCTGCAACACAACCTGATCCGCCATTTGGATCTTCTTTGCGGTAGTAGGACAACATGGGATCAGGTTCTCGCCCGCTGGCTCACACGCCTATCGCGGCTGACTCCGCCCAGGCTTCCGCGCGGATTGCCGAGGCAAGAGGGTACACCGCCAACATGCCTTCGTATTCGCCGGACTTGGTGCGGCAAGCATCTGCCGCCCTAATGCAGGAGCTTTCGGCCATCCTTGCTGTCGCGTGCCTGCGTTGGACCGGCACCTGTCGCGTTAACCAGCTCCCCCAGGCCCACTTAGAGCCGCCAGATTCCCCCGAATTGACTGGCTATGCGCCGCCCCCGGAGTGATGAATGTCGCACGGGAAACGCCAGCAACTCACTCCACAGAAAGGGGTTACGCGTGAACGACCAGGGCAGCAACCAGATCAGCGGGGAGACCCGGGCGCGCGTCCAGGCCGACCTCGCCAGCGGCCGGGACGAGACCAACCCGGCCTTCCTCTACTCCCAAACCGCCACCGTCCTCCTCCTGGCGATCGCCGCCGGCGTGATCGACCCGGTCGAAGCGGCGCGGCGCGAGCTCGCCAACCGCGGGCTCGACGCCGACGGCGAGTGGGTCGGCTTCCCGGAGGCGCACCGGATCTGGGGGGTGACGAAATGAGCGGGTACGAGCAGCTGATCCGCGAGGCGATGGCCCGCGCCGGTCGCGTGGGCGCCGCCGATCCCCGGCACGTGGAAGCGTGGATGAGGTTGGAGCACGGGTGCCTCGACGGGTTGAGTCCCGCTCAGTTTCGCGCGGAAGTGAACGTCGCACTGCGGTGCATCACGGCTTGCCCGCTCGCGGACAGCGAGTCGTTGGCCCAGAGCTACGGACTTTGAACCGGGAGGTCACGAGATGAAGGTCACGCGGAAGGTCCACAACGAGATCGCGGCGAATCGACGGCGGCGGGCGGCGGCCAAGGCGGGCGGCACCAAAGATCGGAAGAGCACACGTCTGAACTCCAGTCACATCACGATCTCGTATGC